TGTTCTGCTTGAACACCAGCAGCCTGTCAGCATCAGGCAGAATAGCCGTTATGTAGTCGCCGTCTTCACCAATATCGATGTCGATGTAGTCGGTTGCTGTCCAGTTCTCAGCATCGTTCACCTTTGAGAACCTGACACGGTTCTTGTACGTCGTCCCCGACTCCGTCGTGTAGGCGACCCACACGAACTGTCCCCATGTGGCGAGATAGCGTGCCGCTGGAAAGTGACCGTCCGAAGCGTCAATGTCCGGCGTCAACGTAGTGGCGTTGTTAGCCCCCGCCCACTTGACCGCCGACTTGGTGCCCTCACTGTTCAGCAGGCTACCATTGGAAAGATAAGTGTATTCATTGAACGTGACGCTGCTAGGGGGCTGCGCTCCAGCGAATACGACTGTTGCAGCCGCCGAGGCGACTGCTGTGCCCTGAAAATTCCCCGTTGCCCCGTTGTTCCAGTACAACTTGGAGTTGCCGCTGTCTTTGACGGAAGCCAAAACCTGATTGACGGAAGCGTCAGAATGCTGGTAAATGGCGTAAATCTGATCTGCTAGACCAGTCGCGTTCAAAGCGTCGATAGCCTTGCGGCGCGACACACCACCACGCGGATCAACGTCCACGTTCAGCAACGCCGGGGACTCGTTCGGTGCGAGATTGAACTGGTCTGCCCTGAGGTTTAAACCGCCCGTAAAATCGGCACGTTCGTCGTAACGGTACGGCTCAGCGTACCCAGTGTCTCTGAAGCCAGCGGCGGGAAGAGTGAAAGCCACCGTTACTCCCACGAATAGCGCAAACGGTCAGGCATGTACACCTGTGACCGCCAACGCGAAGCGTTGAGAGAGTTGAGCAGCAAAGGTTGCGGGGCAGGCGAGTCCTCAAACCGTGCCCGCAAGTTTTCCAGTTCCCCTTGGAATAGGGCGAAATACTGGTTGCCCATTCCGGAGTCTTCCTGCTGCTGGTATGCCCGATAGGTGACGTACAGCGTAAGCACGTTGTCGAAAGGGTCAGGCCAATCGGGGGTGTTGGCGTCTGCTATACCCGAACGGTAGATGGCGCTGTTACCGCCAAAATCGATGGCGTTGCGGTATCCCCGGACATAGACGGTGGTCCCCGCCGATGGGGTGGGGTACAGTCTGATCTGTAACGCTCCGCCCTGATCCCCCCACATTGACCAATACCACGGATCACCCGTAGTGTTTGAATCCAGCGGGTAGACGATGTCGCCAGCGTCACGTCCAATAAATTCCAACACATGGTCGTCGGTTCGCAGGGCCGCTATTTCCCGCAATCCCGGCGTTTTCGGGGCGGAAGCCCCGGAGAAGGTCACTCCGTCGTGGGCGAGTAGAACGCCCGTGGACGCATTCGACCCTACGTCGGCCAGCGAATAGTCCTTCGTGGAAGCGACGGTGTCGAAGGTAACGGACACTTCGTAGAACGGCCACCGTTTTTCCGAATATACAACGAGGTTGTAGCCCTCCCTGATGAACGTATTCAACACGGAGTCAGAAATGTCGGTTGCGTCGATGTCAACTACGTTGCGAACATAGTCGCGCATTACGCTCAGTTGCAACGCTGTCCCCTATTCCTCTACTGGTTCAAGGGTGGTTTCCTCAGATGGTGTTGCCACGGGGGCATCACGGGTGGGGGTGGGGTTTACGCGGTGAACGCTACGGCTACGCCCGTGGGCGTGCCCTTCGGGTACGAGCGTCTTGTAGTTTCCCGCAGGTTCATTTGCGGGGCGCTGGCCCTGTTTGTATGCGTATGCGAAACCCCTTGCCATGATGCCTCCCGTGGCAACGACCGATGTTCAGGTTCTACTAGGCAGGCGTAATGCCGTACATGTAGCCCTGACGGGCACGGTTGCTCGTAGTCAACTCGCCGTAGCAGAGCAACTGCGAGAACACCGCATCCTGATTGGTTGGGCGCACGAACGGCGTCGGCTTGAACCAGACATCCGAATGAGCAACCAACTGTAGGTACTTGGTGTTGAGGAAGTACAACTTGCCTTCCCCCTCCAAGGTTCCATCAAACGTCATCGGGCAACCCTTGAACAGGAGGTTCTGGAAGCCGCTGTCCGCCATATCAGTATCCGTGTAACGGATCTGATCGGTGAGCAGAGCCTCGTAAGCCTCGTACTGGTTTTGACCCGTGATGCAAATGGTCGGCTGGTCGTTACCAACCGAGCAGTTGTTGTACAGGGTAGCCATCGAGGCAATGGTGATCGCAGCCGAACCTTGGTTCGTTACCGCAGACCTCCACCACGAGTTGTCCGCATCGGTGGCATCAATGCCGCCGGGAGAACCCGTAGAACCAACCAAGGCGCTCAAACCGAGCATGTCCTTGCTGCTGTTCCCAGTGCCGTTGCCGAAGAACATGGTGTTCATGTTCTCGATGATGGTTTCCTGTGTCTGGAAAATCTTGCCTTCCAGAAGATCGATGATCTGGGCTTCGCCGTTGTTCTTGGCTTCCTCCATACCATTGATCGTTACAGTGGCCGCATACTGCTTCCAGTCGTACTCAGCCGCGCTAATGCCCGTCTGCGCCGTCGTGGAAATAGTGTCCGTACCAGAGTACGAACCAGCCGTTGAGTTGGTCCCGTAAATCACGGGAACGACGATCTTCGCACCACCCGAAATACGCCGAATCGTCTGACCGTTCGTCAAGGCATAGAACAATGGCCTAGCCGAGAAGATGTTGTCAGTAAGTTTCGGGATGTAGTTCTTAAGGGTGGTTGACAGAATCTCGTCAAAGTTGCTGTTGCCAGCAGCCATAACCTGTCACCTCGCTTTTTTGTTATGAAGTCAGTTCCCGCTTGGCGTTCTCAAACGCCTCACGGATAGAAGAAACCTTTTCAGGAGCAGCCTTGGAGGAACCCGCCTGTTTGGACCCCGAAGGAGTCACCACACTCGCATCCCGCTTCGCTTCCGTACGCTCCTGCTCTTGCTCCAACTTTTGCGCCCGCCGCGACACGTCGTCATAACGCATATGTGTCAACGCCGCCTCAAGATTCGTAATCTTGTTGGCTAAAGCGTGTTGGAACAAATCCTGAGCGTCAAAATCGCCGTACTGTCCTTTCAGGTCTTCAACCTGCTTCTCTACCTGTTGTCGTCTTTGAACGCGATCCTGTGCAGCCAACCGCTGCTCCAGCCCACGAATGCGATCTTCCGTAGGGTCAGGAGTGTCATCACCCCATGCTGCCCCGTAGGGATCAACCTCAGCCGCCTTTGGCGCCTGTTTGGTCGAAACCCCGAACGCATCCGCCAACGCTGACATCGTCCCCTCAGGGTCCGCTTCCAACGAAGTGACTATCGCTTCGGCCTGTTGCAACCTTTTGCGTTCGGATGCCAGTTCCTGCGTCTTACGGGTGTAATCCGACTGTCGCTGGTATCCATCCCGAAGTTCCTCAAGGCTGACCTGCTCCTCTGAACCGTCCACCTTTACGGTATACGACCCGGCAGGTTCCTCTGAAACCCCAACCGAAGAATCCGGACTGTCCACCTCAGTGGGTTCCGTTGCATCTTCCATTTTATTGCCTCCTGAGAGTCCGCCCGTTAAGCGATTGCTCTCTCCTACTAGGGACACTCTGTCCCAAGCGACCTATAAACTTCCCAACTCCACGCCCATCTGATTTTGCAACTGCGTCACCAACTCTGGTGGAACGCCACCCGTCTGTGCGAAAGTATCCTCAGGGGGCATCATCGGCATACCCATGCCGCCGGGTGCCCCCGGAGGCGCAGGCGCCCCCGCAGGACCTTCCGGCATCACAGGCGCCTGCTCCATCAAGAACTTGTCGGGATCCTTAATATCAAAACCACGTTGCAGCACATGTCTCGCAAGTGCTGTCGGGTCGATCACGGTCCCCACCAGCGGAGCCATAGCGTTCAACAACGAAACGGCCTGCTGTTTGCGAATAGTGTCGTTGGTGGGCTGTGTCGAACCGCCCTCCACCGAATAGTCGTACTCCCCGACAATGTCGTCACGGTTGTACGTCACGAACAGGCTTTCGCCGCCACGGCCCACCACCCGGGCAACCTGCTCGCCAGTCATAAACTGTTGCAGCAACTGGATGATGCGACGGGCCACATGCCCAATCCCCAGTTCGACAATCGCCAACTTGTCAGCGGCACGAGCATTGCCCGCATCAGCGATCAGACTCGCCTCAGTGGCCGTACGACGGATCTCAGGGAACTGACCCCGTGCATATTCCGACACTCCCGAAACAGCCGCAATGTCATCTTCGATAATCGCTGAAGTGTTGTACACCTCCGGCGAAAGCGGAGTCTGCGGCATCGGAACCACAACCTCCGACAACGGTTTGTTCTCATCCACCACAGGCACAAGACGCCCGTCTTGATCGGACTCCAAAGCCTCCCGGCCCTCCGGGCCAAACGAACGCTCGTGATACAGGTACTTGCGGGCGTAACGCTTGCGGGCATTCACCAACTGGGAGCGGGTCTTGTCCAACTCCAACTGCAAAGACTCAATCGCTTCCAGATCACCCATCGGGTAGAAATAGTCCGGAACGTCATAGTTTCGTAACATGACAAACGGCTGTCCGTACGCGTACGGCATGGGGATTGGATCCACCAAGAATTCGTCGCCAGTCAGCGACGACACACTCATCGTATTATTGGCGATGTCGTAGTATTCGTATATCGCTACCCGTTCCTCTTCCAACAGGAACTGCTCGCGTTCCTGACGGCTAGAAGACTCATACATTGGGTACAGCATCGCGTCGGCGGTGAGCCGCTTCCGGGCCGACGGCTTATAGTTCTTGTCCGTCTTGGCGTCCTCCAAGCGTCGGATAACACGCTGGGCGATCCACTTCGCATCCGCCATGCAGGTCGCTTCCGGATCGACAAACATGTCGAACGGAGAGATCCGCTCGACAAACGGCTGATCCTCCACAACCGACATGCTCGTCTGAGGAACCATAGCCATCAACTCTTCGTCGCTGGGCAAACCACCCGCCAACTCGGGGTTCTCCGCCCCGAACAGGTTCGCCTCAAACATGGCGTCCTCCGCCAGTTCCTGACGTTCCGTATCCCCCAAGGACCGCTCCTGCTCCACAAAGTTCCAACCAACCTTCAGCCAGCCGTGGCCGAAAATCAGAAAATCCTTGACGGAGCGTCGGAACGGATTGCGGAAATCGTGATGCCGCCACATGTAGTTGACGACAGCCTCAACAAACGTGGCCCTGTCGCCATCCTGCGGCAACGTCGGAGACACCACAATCTTAGGATGGTTCACCGACACAGACGGCGCAATAACATTCACCGTGCTAAATGCCAGATTGACAGCAATCAAATCTTCGCTGCTGAGAGTGGTACGCGGCCAATGCTTGCCACGGTACAAATCGTTCATGCGACGCCACAGGCTGTCGTAGCCCATCTCGTCACGCCAACGACCAGACGACCTTACACGGCGCTGAACAATCTCATGCTGCTCAACCCGCGTCTTGCGCGCCATCAGAAATACGCCTTATCTGGTAGACGTTCGATGTTCCGGCCCTGAGACAACGCTTCCCTCTCGGCTTTTCGGCCGCGCTCGTTGCGGGTCAGATGCTGCTCGTCGGGGGGCAACGTGGAGCGGTAACCCACTCCAGTTGCGAAGCCGATACCAAGCAATTTTAGACGCCGCTCCCACAGGTCATCCAGTTCAGCGCAGGGAACGTCCCCGCGGTGTTCCGCGACATAGTCCCGAAACTCCGCGAAAGAAGCCTCCCGGGGGAGGACAGCCACCGCTAAGGGCGCTTGGTGTGCGGTGCAGCGTTGTGACCCTTCAGGTCAGGCTGCGGCTTGGACGGCTCAACCTTGCCCGTCGGCCCATGCTGATTCAACGGCGTCTCACGAACGCCGACCTCACCATAGCCGCC